AGCGAAGTGCAACCTATGCGCAACAGAACTAAGCATAATTGAAAATTTGCTATATGGTAACAGATGTGTATTCTGCCTACACCAGATGGGTAAGACAATAGGGCTATGGGAATTTCTTATCGTATGCAGGCTAGAGTATAAGATATTCACCTTAGTCAGAAAGCTACGATCGAAGCTAGGGGCAAAGGAAGCACGCATGCTATATCTAGGCTGTGTAGCCGAGGCAGGGGCATCAGACCCAAGAGGGATCGTAACGGCAACCCAGAAGAGAACGCTGATAAAGATATTAAACAGATACAAATAAACCAAAGGAAGGGAGATAGATATGTATAGAGTAAAAATTACTTACGGTGGCTTTACATTGGAAAGGAGATTTTTTTGGCACTGGGTTGGATTAGATGTAACTAACGTATGGTGTAATTGGTATTTCAAGACTAAACCAAGAGTGTTTAATTCATTAGAGGATGTTAAGCAAGTGGTATTTGTAGATAGTGTAACAAAGAATGAGCCTGCTATTTTAAGGGATAAGATAAATAAATTAGAGGAAAAAATAAAAGAAATGGCTACTCAAAATGCTATGTTAATAAGGGTAAATGAACTAAAACGAAAAAATAAAAAAAGGAAAGGAGTAAAGAAATGAGATTATGGTCAATATTGATAGCAATAGCATTACTAGCAACATTCGCAATGCCAGCACAGGCAGATCGCTTGGAAGATATCCAAGAGCGTGTATCAGAACTAGCTCAGCAACGTATCTTAATCAGCAATGAGATACTAAGATTAGAAGGCGCATTCAGGGAAAGGCAAGAGGTTATAGCTGAAGAGGCAGCTAGGCTCAAAGCAGAGACACAAATAGAAGCAGACAAGATCGCAACAGAGAAGCTAGCTGAAGAAGTCAAAGTAAAGTTGAAAGAGATAGACAAAAGCATAGAGGAATAATTGACATATGATTTGCGGGGAGTAGTGAGAACATCTATAACACAAAGGGTTGAGACCTTAATCTAGGTATAGAATCCTAGCTCCCCGCGCAAATAAGGAGTAGCATGGCATACAAGTCAGATTGGGGTAGGTGTGAGCGCAAGAAGAGATACGGCTCAAAAAAGTCAGCCTTGAACGATATCAAGCGAATCAGGAAACGCTCTATCATGGTTCATACTCCTCATGTGTATAAATGCGATTGTTGCCTAAAGTGGCATATAACCAAGCAAGCACAGGTAGGAAAGCGAGGCATAAGCATATGAAAAAGTTATCTGAGTATGATAGTACCAAATATAAAAGAAAATGCAGTAAATGTGGCAAAATACATATATTATATACTCAAAAAGATGAGTGGCCAGAATATCATATAAGTGTTTATGTGCAATGTAAGTGCGGAAATTATATAAAATTTACTTTGCCTGTAAATTAAAAAGTAGGAAAGCGAGGGATAAGTATATGAAAAGAAGAAAACGATTGAATATGTTGTTAACTGAAGCAGAGAGAAGAGATGTTGATTTTATTCTAATGTTGCGCAGAATGAAGAAGATTGCTGTTGGGAATAAAAAGATAATATTTACAAAGGAATTTATGGAAGATGCTGACTTTCCAGTACAAATATTGAATAAGTTTTTTAATGAGGTCAAGCGCGATAATTATAGTATGCAATATAAATGTGGTAATTTAAGCTGAAAGCGAGGTGTGAGTATATGAAGATAAAAAATAGATTATGGGCAGTAGGGTGGATAAGTTTTTTGATAGGTATTGGTTTTGCTAGCAAAGATATCAAGCCAGTTGTTGTGGAAGAATTTAGTTGGTTTACTATTATTACAACAATAATGATGTTTATTATAACCATGGTTATTGGATATATAGCTGGAATAGAAACTATGAAGGAGGATAACTAATGCAAGAATGGACATCAATAACAATACCTGGCACAAAGGAAGAACTACTCTTTGCAACTAAGACATTGGGCAGGAAAGACACAGACTGGTGCTGGAGGAAGTTTGATGCAGAACGATACGAGGTATGTATCCTAACATCAGAGTTTATGAGGATTAGAAAGAAGTATCAACAGATTACACGTGCTAAAAGGGAAGAAGGTCAATGTCGTTAAATTTTAAAAGAGGGACGTGAGCTCTTGACATCATAGTTTAAAAATGTTATAGTTATAGTATTAAAGGATAAAGGAGTAGCTCTCCAAATTATAGATGAGTAGGCATATATGCTGTCTACTCATCTTTTTATTTAACAAAGGAGTGTTATGTCGACGGAGAAAAAGAAAAAACTCACCTTGAAACAAACCCTATTCATAAAACATTACTTTGAACAAAACGGTAACGGCACACAAGCCGCAAAACTCGCAGGCTACAAAGGTAACAACAATACCCTACACGTTGTTGCTATAGAGAACCTACAAAAACCTGCTATTCAAGAAGCTATAGATAAATTATATAAAGACAATGGCCTTACAGAAGATGTGCTATTAAAAAAGCATATTCAATTATTAAATGCACAAAGAGAGTTTTCAATAGGTGATGTAAAATACAAATCACCAGATAACACAGTACAGATAGCAGCACTAAAGCTAGCCTACGAGGTAACAGGCAGACTCATCAAAAAGATAGAACACTCAGGCGAAATCAAACTAAGCGCAAAGGAAAGAGATGCCCACATTAACAGAATCAAAAGCCTCTTGTCTTGAAGAGTTAACAGACAAAGAGCTACTTGATACAGAGCGCATAACTATTCAGCATAATCCTCTGAAGCTGGTAGAGAGCAATATGCTCCATATCAAGACCAAAGCAGGTGAGATGGTGCGCCTTGAACTTAACACTACCCAGAAGAAATTATTCAATAAAATTGTAGAACTTCGTAAACTCAACAAGCCTATTAGACTATGGTTATTGAAATATAGACAGGGCGGAATGTGTTTAGATCCAAATACTAAAGTATTAACTTCGGATTTAAAATGGGTTCGTATTGATGACTTAGAGGTAGATGATAATGTGGTTTGTACAGATGAAGACGCAAAGACAGTTACCAGAAGATTAAGAAATGGTACAGTGCAAGCAAAAAAAGAGATTATTGATGAAGCATTTCAAATAACATTAGAAGATGGTAGAACTCTTATTGCTACTGCAAATCATCGTTTTTTAACAAAGAAAGATTCTCATTCAAGAACTAAGTGGACAAAAGTTAATGATATGCGTGAGGGGCTTAATATTCGTAATATTACCCGTGTTTGGGGTAAGTCTAATTATGAGGATGGCTGGTTTGGCGGTATGATAGATGGTGAAGGCTCAATAAGAAGAACAAAGAGAAGTGGTTATGATTTAAAACTTACTCAAAGACCAGGGCCTGTTTGCGATAGAATGAGAGATTATTTGATTGATAATGATTATAAGTATCAGGAATATTTAGATGTAAGGTCCGCTAAGGAAGGCGGGAAGTTTAGTGGCAATCCAGTAGTCAGATTAACAGTAAGCAGAATAGATGAGTTATTTAGAATAGTAGGGCTAACTCGTCCAACAAGGCTCATAAATAAATTATGGTGGGCAAACAAAGCACTTCCTTGTAGGGGCAGAGGTGGACAAGCGTGGTTTAAAATTGTTAAGATTGAATCTATAGGACGACAAAGAATGATAGACTTGCAAACATCACATAAGACATATATAGCAGAGGGTTTTGTTTCGCATAATTCTACCCTGATAGAGTCTATCATCTATGCTCTAACTTCACAGCGAGAAAATACCAACTCGCTTATTCTAGCAGATGAAAAGGATCATGCTAGCAATTTATTTGAAATGTCAAAGCTGTACCAGGAGAAACTAGAAGAGACTGATCCACATATTCCACCAGCGTTAAAGAAGTCCAATGAAAAAAAACTAGAATTTGATGGTATACACTCACAAATACTTATAGCTTCTGCGGAAAATACAGAAGCAGCTAAGTCAAGAACCTTTCAATTATGTCATTTGAGCGAAATAGCATATTTCAGGGATTTCAAGACAATAATGGGGGATTTGAACCAAACTGTCCCTGATCTACCTAACACTATGGTTATAGGGGAGACCACAGCTAATGGTATGGGCGACTTTTATAAGGAATGGCTAAGAGCAGTAGAGGGTAAGACAGATTGGATACCGCTGTTTTTCCCATGGTTTGAGATGGATGAGTACAGCCTAAAGGTAGAATCAGGCATCATGTACCCCTTAGATGGCATACTATTTGATGCTGATACATCAATTCAGTTATTTGAACAAGAGGAAAAAGACCTACAAGAAGAACATAAACTAACTGATGAACAGATAAACTGGCGTAGATATGCTATTGTAAACAAGTGCCAAGGAGATTTGAGCGTTTTTAATAGGGAATATCCTGCCACGTGGGAACTCGCTTTTTCCTCTAGTGGTGAACTGTTCTTTGATCGCAAGGGCCTAGAGAAGCAGATGACCAAGAGACCAATAGCCATAGGCGAGATATTCTTTCAGAACCTTAAGTGGGAATGGAGAGACATCAAACATGGCAGAATAGAGCTATTTGAGCGCCCGCAGGCAGGCGAGGAGTATCTAGTCACTGGTGACGCTTCAGAGGCTGTAGGGGCAGACGAGGCCTCAATACTGGTGCTTAATAAACGGCTCAACACCACAGCAGCGATCGTAGCAGGCCAGATAACACCTGAAGAGCTTGCACAGCTAGAGATAGCGCTAGGCAACTATTTCAATCTAGGTCTTATAGCTCAGGAAAGCAAGGGTTATGGCTATCAGGTCAATCAGCTAATACACTCTAAATATGGTAATATCTACCGCAAGGTGATCAACAAAGACGGTATTGATGTAAAGACAGAGGAACTAGGCTTCAACACTACATCAGTAACAAGGCCATCAATGCTGGCACAGTTAGCAGAAGAGGTAAAGAACAATACAACAGATATCAATTCAGAGAAGATTATATCCCAGATGAGGACATTCATTATAAAGAAAGATAAGGTTGGCAAGGTAACGAAAATTGAATCTCAAGACGGTTATCAGGATGGGTTAGTTATTTGCAGGGCAATTGCGAGTTATGTTCGCAATCAATATCCCTATAAAGCGATTAACACAAAAGATACTCATGCTAAACAAAAAGCTTTTATAGAAGAGCGAAGGCGTAAAAAGGGTTTTGGAGGATGAATGCTTAAAGTAGAATGTCAAAGAGCATACAATAAAGAATATCATCAAAGGAATAAAGAGCGCATAAATGAGCGCCATAGAGAATACAATCAAGAAAATAGTGAGTCTTTAAATAAATATAAGAAGGAATACCGTCAGAAAAACAAAGAAGGTATAAGTGTATATAACAAAAAATACAAAAGCTCAAATAGTGAATATATTAAGGAGTACGATAAAAAATACCGCCAAGAAAATAAAGAGAGTATAAATAAGAAGCGTAGAGAATATCGCTGTAAAAACAGAGAGTATATAAATAATAAAAATAAAGAATGGTATCACAAAAAAGGAATAAGCCAAAAATATAATCACGGATTATCATATACAACAGAATATAAAAAATTAAGAAGTCAGAAAAGAAGGACTTTAAGTAAAAATGGTGGGGAATTAAATATTAAGACAATACAACTCGTATATGAGGACAACATAAAGAGATACGGTACATTAACATGCTATCTATGCTTAAAGCCCGTTGCATTCAAAAAAGACCATTTAGAACATAAAACCCCATTATCACGGGGTGGCACTAATGAGTATAACAATTTGGATATTGCTTGTGCTAAGTGTAACCAAACAAAGCACAACAAAACTGAAAAGGAATATCGATTATGGCTGAAGAGATAATCAAAGAAGTTAAGTTTGAGAATAACCCTAAGAGCATATCAGATAAGAAAATGCAAGAAGAAGGAATACCTGCTTATATGGAAAAGCTAGAACTATCCGAAGAACAGAGAACTAGGCTAGTCCTAGAACTCAAAGCAGAGGTCAAGGTAATACAAGAGGAAAGAGATAGCAAGCAATTAGGTGCTAAATGGGACGCTCTAGACAACCAATATGACGGCAAGGTCAACGAAGATGAACTCATGCAGTTCAATCTTAACCGTAATATAACTAAAGTCAAGATAGATAATATAGTAACATCATGCTCAGAGGCATTCTTTGAGACTGACCCTATATTCGCAGTAACCCCTAGGCCAGAGTTTGGCAAGGGTAACATAGAGATATGCAATAAACAGCAAGACTTCCTAGATTATAAGGTAGATAACCTACCATTCAAGCCTGAAATGGACTTAGTATTCCACTCAGCAGCAGTAAAGGGGCTAGGCTGGCTAGAGTTATTCCACGATATCAAGCGTGAACCACGCAAGCGTGAAGAGTATTACGAGTCTAAGATGGAAATAGCCAAAGACCCATCAGGCCAACCTATACCAAACGCAGATAATACAGGCCCTCAAATGAAGAGTAAAGGCCTTGATGAGTTCTTATCTAACTGGCCATCAGCACTAAAGGACTACCCAGGCAAATGTAAAGCACTATCAGAGGGCAAGGATATAGAGTTTGTAGCAGTATACAAAGAGACCATATACAATGACCCAAAGCCTAAATTCCATGACATCAAGGACGTATTGGTAAGAGCAAAGACAGATGGATATGAAGGCCTAAAGACTACAAGGCTCATAGCCGTAAGAGAGAACTTCACCTGGTGGGAACTAAAGAAGGAAGAGCAAGCTGATAAGTTCTATGATATAGATGACCTAGTCAACCTAAAGGATGGCGAGCGCCCAGAGAACCACGAAACACTAGATTACGATATCCTCAAATGCACATATTGCTTCAGAATGAACCCAGACAATGACGAAGAGACTAAAATCATATGCTGGATGGCAGAGGAAAAGAAGATAATTATAGGCTCAACCCTGTATCCATACTATGCCGTCCCTTGTTGTTATCTACCATTTACACTCAAACGTAAGAAAAAAGGTATATATCAACCAGGCGTAGCAGAGGATATGACAGATTCAAACATAGCAGAGAACGCTATCTTGAACGCAACCCTAGAGACAGCATACATAACCAACACCGTAACACCTATTACTAAAGACCCAGAGGTTCAAGCGCAGTTCCTAGAGAAAAGATTCGCTCATGGTGTGCCAATAGAAGCAGACGCAGGTAGCATAGACTTCCTACAAAAGTATATGAAGCCAGCAGATATAGGTGGAATGTTAAGCCTTATGCAGTATTTAGTGCTAGGTGACGATCAGGTAAGCCGTGTGTCAAGCCTTATGAGTGGAGCAGAGAGTCCATTTGACCCTAATGCACCAGCCAGAAAGACTATGGCGCTCCTACAACAGAGTGGTAGAGGCATCATGGACTACGTA